AATATAATGATACTTTAGAATTAAGTGTTTATTATTCAGGTACTGCAAGTGCAATTGAGTTAAAGGTATCTAATAGCCCTTATGATTGCGGTACAGAAAATTCATCAAGTTGTGGAGCTACATATACGGTAAATACAAGAGTTAGAAAATCATACCAACCAAAATCTTATAATGCATGCGTATAAGTGATAAAGTAAAAGAGTTTGTAAATAATCTAATTCCCTCAATTGATGCTCAAATTGAAGCTACAAGAAGATATGATATTTGTAGTACATGTGATCAAAAAGATTTAAGAGATAATGTTGAGATTTGTAAAATTTGCGGATGTAGAATAAGTGGGAAAGTTTTTGATTTAGAACCACAATGCCCTTTAAATAAACATTAAATATGAATACAAAATTTTGGATAATATCAGCAATGGATACCGCTCCTAGTGAGGACGGACTTACAGATGTAGTAAAGACCGTACATTGGCGCAGAGATGCCGAAGAGATAGATGGCGATAAGACTTATTATGGAGATATTTATGGAGCTATGACTTGCGCTGCACCCGACCCAATGGCATTTAAGCCTTATAATGAGCTTACTTTTGAGGAAGTATGTGGATGGCTTGAGGCAAGTTTGGACATGGACTCGCTTGATGCTTCTTTAGATGCTCAGATAGAGATGCAAAAAAATCCTCCAATTGTCAACTTGCCTTTGCCTTGGAATCAAAATAATATCTAAATTCGTAAAAATTTTAACTATGACTTACAGAGATTTATTCGTATTAATCGAGAACATTAAACTAAACATTGGCAATCAAGAGACCAAAGGACAAAAAAAGCTATTTAAAATCTACGAAAAGCTGAAGCCAAGCATTGATGAGTTTCAAAGCAAGATAGATGACGCAAGGCTTGACAATGCTGCCGTAGATGAGAAAGGCAACTTGATCCTAAATGAGAAAGGAGAATATAATTTTAATAAAGAAGGACTGAAAAAGCTAAAGGCCGACATCAAAAAGATTGAGGAAAGTGAGTTTGAGTTTAAGAAGATTGAGGTTGCAAACCCAAGTGGACTTGAGCCTTATTTCTTTTTAAAGGATTGGGTGAACGGTGTTGAGCTTGAGGAAGCCCCTAAACAAGACGAAGAAGAGCTTTGAGAATAAATAGATCATATATAACGAACTTTGACCAGATTCTTGACGCAAGTAATTTGGCGTTCTCATCTAGTAGTGCAACTTCCAACACTACTTTAACGGAAACAGACGGCATCAATGTAAAGCTAATCAACGCTACATCTGGTGCCGTTACAGTTACTCTTCCAACGGCCGTATCAAATGCGGCTAGCTTTATTATAAAAAAGACCGACTCAAGCACAAATAAAGTAACCATTGATGGCTACTCCACAGAGACCATTGACGGCGGAACTACATACGTACTCAACGATCAATATAATTACGTAGAGATAGTGAGCAACGGGACGAATTGGGTCGTAACAAATGAATTTAACAATGAAGTTTGGACTTAAATATTATTTCAAGCCTACACCAAAAAAGATTAGGCTAATTGGCGATAGCCTAGCGGCGGCATCTCTATTTGTAAGTGGTATGACCTTAATGGAAGGGTACAAAGAGATCGCTATTTTTATTGCCATTAGCGGATGGGTAGGTAAATTCCTATCAAATATGTTCGCCGATGCTGACGCAAAAACTCAAACTCAATAAACATTATGTTTATTGTATAACTAATATAATTAATAATAAAAAATATATAGGTTCTCATTCTGGAGAACTTAATGATTCGTATCTAGGATCTGGTATTTACATAACAAAGGCAGTAAAAAAATACGGTAAATCTAATTTTGTCAAAGATATTCTATGGGAAGGCCCTAAAGAATATATGAGAGAAATGGAATCATATTGGTGCGCATACTTTGATGTGGCTAATAATAATTTATTTTATAATTGTACAAATAAAGGTACTGGATGGGTCAAAGGCGTTAAAAATAAAAAATTATCTGATTATAAAAAAAATATGCACATTATACCTTGGAATAAAGGTTTAAATAAAGAAAATTGTGATAGCATAAAAAATGCAGCAGAAAAAGCTAAGGGTAGGCCATCAGGTATGAAAGGTAAAGTTGCTTGGAATAAAGGATTGCCAGCACATAATAAAGGAATAAAAATTAGCGAAGAAGTTAGACAAAAATTATATTGGGAAAGAACAAAAGTAAAATGTGAAGTTTGTGGTAGATTGATAGGTATAAATAATATTAAAGTACATAAAAGAAAATCGCATGAAATTAGATAAACTAAAATTGCGAATACCAAATCATGTACTTGATGAATTACTTATTGTAATGAAAGATTACAATATAAATACTATTAATAAATTATCTAATTTTTTAGGTCAAGTAGCCCATGAGTCGGGCAATTTCAAATTCACGGTTGAGAACCTAAATTATAGTGCCGAAGGGCTTCTCAAAGTTTTCCCAAAATATTTTAGCAAGGATACCGCCGCCATAGCGGCTCGCAAGCCAGAGGTCATTGCGAACATCGTATATAGCAACCGCATGGGCAATGGCGATAGGTCAAGTGGCGATGGATGGAAGTATAGAGGAAGGGGTTACATAATGTTGACTGGTAAATCTAATTATAAAGTATTTGGAGATTACATAGGTGTTGACCTGGTGGCAGAGCCAGACCTAGTGGCTACAAAATATCCGCTCACAAGCGCCGCTTGGTTTTTTGAAACAAAAGCATTGTGGCTACTTGCCAACAAAGGGATTGATGATGAGACGGTAAAGTTCTTAACTCGTAGGATCAATGGAGGTTACAACGGCCTAGCCGACCGCATATCTAAAACTAAAACAATACATTCTTTCCTATGCTAAAATTCTTACTACCCATTATTTTTCTTAGCAGTTGCGTGACCAGTAACAAAGTTAAGCGATATTTGTTACTACACCCCGAAAAGGCGGCAGAGCTATGCCTTGAGCAGTTCCCACAAGAGGAAAAGCACGATACAATATTGGTTAAGAAAGACTCTATAATTATAGAGCAAAAGATCGACTCGGTGTACACTTGGCTTGTTGAGGATCACTACGTTGACAAGATAGTGTTTAGAGACAAGATTAAGGAGATTTTAAAGGTATCACATGATACTATTAGAATCAATACAATTAAGTGGGATGATAGGTACAAGGTTATGTACCAAAAGAAAGATAGAGACTACGCAATCCTTGAAGAGAAGTACAACCGCAATAAGAAGTCCCTTTTTTATACCTGGCTTTGGATAGGCATAGTAGGCGTAGGATACCTAGCCTATAAAAAATATATATGACAAAAAGAAGGAGACTCTTTTTTGATATAGAGGTCTCATTTAATTTAGGTATGTTTTGGACAAGTGGCTATAAAATATCACTTGGCCCAGAGAACATAATAAAAGAGCGTGCCATCATTTGCATTTGCTATAAGTGGGAGGATGAGAAAGAGGTGGGATGGCTTACATGGGATGCCAAGCAGTGCGACAAGAAAATGCTTGAGAGATTTGTAAAGATTGCAAATACGGCCGATGAGCTTGTAGGGCATAACGGTGACAAGTTTGACCTTGCTTGGATTAGGACAAGATGCCTTTACCACGGCATTGAGATGTTCCCCAATTACACAACCATCGACACGCTTAAAGTTGCTCGTAGCAAGTTTAAGTTCAACTCAAATAAGCTGAACTACATTGCGAAGTTTTTAGGGATAGGGCAAAAGATACATACGGACTTTGACCTTTGGAAAAGGATTGTGCTAAACAAGGACAAAGTAGCCATGGTAAAGATGGTTAAGTATTGCAAGATGGATGTCATACTACTAGAGAAGGTCTATAAGCATTTATCTGCTCATATAGCCCCTAAAACCCATTATGGTGTAATATTCGGTGGGGATAGGGGAAGCTGCCCTGAATGCGGCTCTGATCACCTTGTGCGGTATTTAAAGAAGGTGTCGGCAACGGGTGTTAAAAAGATAACATACCAATGTAAGACTTGTGGCAAGTTTCATGTTAAATTAGACAAGTGAAAATCCGCATAAAATATCGCAAGCTAGGCAAGGAGAAAGTATGGGGAGTAGCCCATAGCGATGGCCTTATTGAGATAGAGGAGCGGCTCAAGGGGAAGAAGCATTTAGAGATCATTGTCCATGAGGTGCTACATTTGTTGTGGCCAGAGGCAGATGAGGAGGAAATTGTCAAAAAAAGCGTAACTTTAACTAAGATTCTTTGGAAAGAGAATTATAGAAGGGTTGA